ATGGCTCCGACGTGCTCACTGAAGAACAGCAAGCAGTGTTACTCAACCTCGAGTTCCTCAGTCTGGATTTAAGCCAATGCTCAGACCTGATTCTGGCATGCTTAAGTGACTCCTTCTTGGAAGGGGCTTTGCAAGCCTCTCCCGCAAAGGATAACCCATTTATGAGGCGCGTTTGGCACATCTGCCAATCCCAACGCTTCCTCGTGTACCGAGATCATGAAGATCTCAATATCCTCGATAATCGTGCCCCTGCTATGGGGGATCCACCTACGTGGTGGATCGATAATGCGTACACTAAGTTTGCATCCATGCTCGCGATGAAACTCTCCGATTTAGGAAAGATTCCTAATGAAGAAGTTCCCCTAACTCCCGAAGGGCTTGAGAAGGCCATTCTTTCTCTGACTAAGAGAGAACGGAAGTTTGACTTCACCAGACCCAGCTTGGCTGGTAGATCTGGAGATGATGAAGTTCGCCTGAGCACGCCTAAACACAACAAAGCCATTGCTGGAATGTATTCTAGCATTGGTGGCAAAGTTTCCGAAGGAACAAATATCCGGTCCGACGGCTATGCTGTGTTTTGTGAGAACCACATTGAGCGATCAGTTACGACCGATTGCCATAGCGTGGTTGACTGGTTGGATCGATTAAGAATTAAATCTTTGATCCCATCAGAGGCAAGGCGCCCTGGTGAGCAGGCCAGACCTGCTTTCTGGACCAGGGGTTCTGCGGCCTCCACAGCACTTGCGTGGTGGCCGGAAGGCTCTGAAGAAGCCTCTCTGACAAGGTGGATTATCGTCCATGAAAACTTCTTTCAGATAGAACATGCCTATAAACTAGGTCTCCAGGTGTTTGCATCTGGACAACTAGGAGGATTGGACTATCCAGCTAAGCTGGAGACGGTCTGGAACCGTGCTAATCAGTCCACGAGGAACCTTTGGAAGCTCTTAGCTGCCTCCAACTCCGTTGAGATGGAATGGTCTCCTCTAAACGTGGTACGAGTTGAACAACTCGCATCGATCTTCTCAGGATCGGTCCACACGAACCCGTATGCTGAACAGGATAGACGAGTCATTGAGACTGTCTTCGATTCCTTGGATCATGACGGGAGCATCCTCTCTCTCACAACGCTTGCAAGTTATGCAGGGTTATCCTCAGAGGAGTACCCAGCTTGCAAGTGGAAAGACTACAAGAAGACTTTCTTCGTCACCCCCAACAGGGGTAGTATTGAAGGTGCGCGACGAAGATTTCTTAATGTAAGTGGTGCAGCTGCCATCGCACGTACGCGTCTCATTATGAATCGCGGGATGGCCACATTCCTTGATAGCAAGCCAAGCTTGCAAACCAACGAGCGTGCCGCAGCCCTCTACTACAGTACAGTTAAAGAACTGACTGTCAAGCTCACAGAAGCCCTGTCACATTGTGATGTGGAAGTAGAGTCGCTATCTGGTGTGTCATGCATTCACGGTGCTATAAAAGCCGTCGACTTGCAGACCCAGTGCCATTTCGTCGATATTGACCAATTGGACTCACTGATACCAGACCTTGTCAAACACTTAGTGATTGAGTGAACAATCAGAACCGCAATGGTTCACGAGACTGTGTTTAGACAGGAAAGAGCTAATACGTTAGCCCCCTCAATGGCTTGATCGAAAGGAACCAAATCACTGATGTTCCTTTAGAGCCTTGGGAAGGACTATGGGGAAATAGAAGGAGACTTTTTGTGTGTGCGTATACGCACCAACCGGTTCATACCGAATCTTTCAAAGGAAGAGGATTCTAGTAATAGCGACCAATGCGACACAAGCACAGTCAAGGTCTATAACCTCCGTAGCC